GAACGAGCTCCCCCTGGAGCTCGATCACCCGGACGTCTGCCCGGACCAAGCTTGCGCGGAAGCGGCTCTCCTGGTATCTTTCCGCCAGGACCGATGCCGCTGCCACGGACAAGGAAATAGCCAGAATCAAGTTTTTCATTCTTCTATCCTCCTGATTACAATAGTATACCTCACTTGCGACCCCCTTTCTTGCTTATTTTAGGCTTCAAGGCACAAAAAGCCCAATGGACTGAAATACTGGAAAAACGGCGAAAGCATCGGGACGGCTAGAAGGCGTCCGCCTGGCGCGTGGGAATGTGGGGTTCGTACACGAAAGTCTCCGAATCCATTGCCCTTCCTACCACTATGATCCACTGGCATTCCTGGAGGACGAGGCCTTCGAAGTCCTGCGTCACCGCCCCTGCGGGGATGGGCGGGCTCGGGCTCCCGGGCCCGGCATAGAGCAGGCCCCCGGGAACGAACCCGGCACCGGGGACCTGGAAGGCCGACCCGTATCCGATGGCGACGACGACCGTCCCCCCGGCCCGGGCGGCGGTCAGGGACACCCCGTCGACGAACGGGTACTCGTCGTAGGAGAACGGGGGGCTGATGCTGCTGGGGTTGACCGTCACGGCGGTGGGGTCCACGGGGGACACCTCCCCGTACGCGCCCACGGACACGGCGGTGAGGGCGGGGAAGTCGGACGCCGCTATGAAGGTCTGCGTCCCGCCCGACGTGGGCGACGGGGGGACGACGGGGGTGACGTCGGGCTCGGGCGAGTACATGACGACGGTGAGGATGCTGCCCGCCACGACCTGCTGGTCGGCCGGGAGGCTGTGCGACGCCAGGACGGTGATGACGTCGCCCTCGGTAAGGTTGACCGTGGCCCCGAACGGGAGGGACACGGGGCCCGCCTGGCTGGGGTCGGTGGACTGCGTGGCGATGGGATTGGCCCCGTCCATGACCGTGACGGTGCGTGCGCCCGCCGCCCCCGGCCCCCAGTTTAGCTGCCCCGTGACGGCGTAGGCACCCGTGGCCCGGATGGTGAAGGAGCTCTGCGTGGTGACGTACCCCGTCAGGTCGAAGTCCACCTGGTCGAACGATATCAGCGTGCTCCCCAGGCCGGGCGGCACGGTGGCGACGTCGCTGGCCGATTCCACCTGGAACCCGAAGTTGGACGACGTTTGCGCCTGCTGCCTGGCCTTCGTTATGGCGTTCCCTATCTCGGCGGACATGTCGCTCTTGTACTTCATCAGGCCCGCCGCAGCCTGGTTGCAGCGCAGCATGGCGATCTGCACGGGGATGGGCTGCCCCTGGATGTCAGGCCGGGCAAGGAAGGCGTTCGGGTCGAGGACGCCGCCGGGCCATCCGTTGTGGAACGGGTCCGGGGTGCTGCCGTTGGAGTAGACGACCACCGGGGCCACCGGCACCTTGAGGAGCGGGAAGCCCGGGGACCACGCGCGGTTGCGGCTGCTGGCGTCCGCCTTGACGGCGTCGTATGTGGAGGGGTCGCCCAGGGGATCGACGGCGGAGTCCAGGGACTCGGGATACGCGCACACGAACCCCACGAGGTAGGGGTCCTGGACGAGGAGCGCCTGGAGGTTGCCGTTGAACTCCCGCCAGAACTGGCTGAAGCGGTCGACCTGCGTCGCCACGGCGAACTGGTCGTACGTGTAGCGGTATTGCGGCCGGCTGCTCTGGAACGCCGCATCGAGCCTTATCCTGTTGTCGGCCATGGAGATGACCATAGTCAGGCTCTTGCCGATGGCCGATGGGAAGGTGCAGGGGACCGGGTGGGCCGCCTCGTCCTGCCCGAGGATCACGGTGGTGGTGGAGCTCGGGTCCACCGCCACGGAGGAATAGTCCAGGTCCGTGCCCGTGAACCCCCCGACGTACGTCCCGTCCGCATACCCGTTCCATTGCGTGTTCCTCGGGTATCCCAGGAGCGCCGCCTCCAGGTACGAGAGCTTCCACAAGACGTTGCCTTGCGCGCCCGTGGCCGGGAGGGCGGAAAGCAGCACGATGAGCGGGATGGCCGGGGGCCCGGCATTGAGCGTCCCTCCCGGGAGCACCCTGTTCCAGGGAACGGGGGAGGCCGCCAGGTAGTCCAGCGACGGCTGGACGTACTGCTGGTACGCCGCCTGGAAGTTGGCTATCCAGGTCCCCGCCCTCCCTCCGCGGGCGCTGCCGAGGTAGAACAGCCAGGCGGAGGTCAGGTAGGGGTCGTAGCTGCTCGCCACCACCTGCCCGAGGGTGACGTAGTGGGCGAGGTCCTTCCTCAGCGTCGCCTGGCGGACCGGGAGGTCCGGGGATGCATAGTCGGGGTCGGACGGCTCGACCACGTCCCCGGCCAGGCCCGGGACCAGGCTGACGATGTTGTCCTGGTACGTCTGCGGCGGCAGGCCGTAGGCCGAGATGACGGTGTTGGGATCCGGCAGGCTTCCCTTCATGGAGGCTTGGGGGTCGAACGTATGGGCATAGGAGGGGTCGCCGGTGTACCACGGTGTGGACTTCTCCCCCTGCATCTTGGCGATGAAGTCCTCGCTGCTCAGGTTGGTCCCGGTGTCGGGGATGAGCCCGCCGAGGGGCGGCACGAACAGCGGGGTGCCGTAGCTGAGCCCGCTGTAGGTGGAGACCGAGGACGGGAAGTTCCTGAGCACGTTGACGTCGGGCAGGTGGACGTTGCACTGCCCGAAGGCGAAGCTGGCGTCGAAGCTAGGGTGCGGGACGAAGGACGACAGCGGGAAGAAGTTGAACCCGTTCCAGTTCCATATGCCGTCCGAGAACATGTTGGGGATGGCGGGGAGGTCCGGGAGGCCCCAGTTGCAGATTTCGTGGAGCAGGCTGGCGATGGCACCGAGGTTGGTCTGCACCATCGCCACGATGTTGGCCTCCATGGACTGGAGGATGCCGATGTTCTGCACCACCGCCCCGATGAGCTGCGTTATGTCCTGCTCGAACTTCGACACCTCCCGCATGAAGCTGATGATGTCGTAGCCGAACTTGATGGCCCTCCACGGGTTGTCCAGCTTCCCGTCCGTGGCGATCTTGACGTGGTCGAAGAGCTGCTGGATGTGGCGCTGGATGCCGTTGCGGCGCTCTATGAGCCAGTTGTTGGCGTCCGTGATGCTCTTTTCGAGCTGCCGCCCGTCCTCCAGCGACGTATGGTAGAAGTGCTCGATCTCGAAGTCCCCGAGCGGCTTCCAGCGCTGGACCGACCCCTTCGCCTCGATGGGCCACAGCAGATGGGACTGCAATTCTTGAGTCAGATCAGCCATTATGCAACTACCTCAAGCATTCCCCTTTCCCGCAATCGACGGCTGCGCTGTAGTTGTGCCAGCCGTGCTTTCAATGTAGGAGATTGATAGGCCTTTTTGATTTTCATTCTCTGCTCATCTCTGGCCTTTTTGGTTCTAAACCTGTGAGAAGTAGCACAGCCCCTTGAACAAAAGATTCGTTTGTCCCCTGGTTTGACCCAGAAGGACGCATGACATGTCGGGCATTCTTTCTCTATCAGAGGCCTACTTTTGGATTTACTAATCCTTGCGGCACGAAGCTTACGGGCCGCAAGGTTAGCTGGATCGGAGTGCCAGTGCAATGAACGGACTGATTGTTCGTCCTTCCATTCTTGGGTATGTCGCTGCGGACGTTCGTTTTGCCATCTGGAAGCGGCGATAGAATGCCGCAGCTTGGCTTGTGGACTACGATGAGCATCGAGAAACCTGGATTTGCGTTCCTCTGACTGAAAAACACCGCTCAAAGGAGACCATGCATCCTCGGAAATATTATACCCATGCTTGTGATCCGTGGCCTGCAGACGAAGAATCCAGGCATGTTCCCGTGGTCTGAGCCAAAAAGCATCATTCACTTGCTCAAGAATGAAAAATTCAAAGGCTGACTTGCCGTATAGTCTGAATGCATGCTGCAAATGGTGGTTTCTATGCACACCCGCCCTAAGTTCGCTAAAATGCCGGTTTATTCTTGAAGAAATGGATTCGGAACTACCCACATAGACCTTGCCGTCTACGGAGTTTCTCAGAGCATACACGCCTTGGTTAACTGTTTTCGTCACTTCTGTACGATCCTTGATTTGATACAATGTCAGGAGCCTCATGAGTTATCCTGGCTAAAGCCGCCTCGATGATCTTTTGGGCCGTTACCACATGGTCAGTCTTCGTGATCTGCCTAAATGCCGTGCATTCAAGGATGTAGTCGCCGGTGACGTGCTGGTGCATGTTTCCCTTCACCACCAGGTCCACGTCCCCGTTGATCTCCAGCCTGAGCCCCTTCTTGGCGCTGCTCTGCCCGATGGTCAGCTCCACGCCGCCGTCCAGCGCCCCCGTGAGCGACCGTCCCTGCGAGTCCTTGCCCGCTGCCAGGACCACGCCGCCGTCGAGGTCGAAGAGGAGCGACTGCCCGGACGACGGGTTCTTGCCGATGCGCAGGAGGACGTCCCTCACGGCATGCAGGTCGAGGGAGAGCCCGTGCTTGTCCATCCCGCCCGTCACCGGGCTCCCCAGCCAGGCGTTGTACGGGACCATCTTGACCTGCGGGGAGCCCGACAGGGAGAGGTCGTGGAACCGGTAGGTCCCGTCCCCCGCCCCGTAGGCCGGGCGGCCGGGGCTGTGCGAGTTGCTGCCCCCCGCCTGCTTCCCGGGGCCGTCCGAGTACCCGTTCATCAGGTGGCGGCGCTGGGCATTGGGGTTGCGGGCCCCCAGCCTGGCGACCATCGCCCCGTCCGCGGCCATCCTGATGCTGACGCCCTCCGCCCCCGTCTTGTTTTCGAGGTCCACGGGGTCGCCGGGGGACAGCTTGGCGGACGTCCAGTATTGGAGCGCCCTTTTCTGCACGGCGTCCTTGCTGCCCCGCACCTGCGTGAGCACCGTCCTACCTGCGTCCGGCAGGCTGGCATCGTCGCACCCGAGGCGGAGCACGGTCTGCCCGAGCGCCTGGAGGTCTATGGCGTCCTCCTCGTCCCGGTTCTTCCCCACGACCATCTTGAGGGAGCCCACGAGGTGGGCCTCCACCGAGCGGCCCGCCCCATGCGGGTGCTCGTATCCCCCCGAGAACTTGATCTTTTCCTTGGGCAGCGTCGACCCTACCTCCAGGGTGAGCATCCCCTCCTTGGACACATCCCACCGGGTGGTGCTGTACTCGTTCGGAAAGCGGACGGAAAGGCAGGAGGCGGCCAGGCGGGCCTCGACATGGTCCGCCGAGTCCGCCACGGGGTTGTACCCGCTCTCGAAGTCCGCCCCGAACCTCCCGAGGCGTTCGAGCTTCGAGAGGACGGGCTTGAGCACCTGCCCGTACGTGCCCTTGTCGAACCGGTTGTACCCGACTAGCGTCCCCTCGCTGCGCTCCAGGATGAACCCCTTGCGACGCGGCGTGGCCCCCTCGCCGAGGGTCGGGCCGAGGGGCTTGCCGCCGCTGTCCGTGGGATGGTCGAAGTCCTGGTCGGCGAAGTGCGTCTGGTCGTCGACCTGGAACTTCCCCTGCGTGCTCACGGAGGTGCGCTGCCACGGGTCGGCGGTCGTGCCGAGCACGCTGTCGAGAAGGTCGGTCTGGAGGACCTCGGGGGGGAGCGGGTAGTCGAGGGAGAACTCCTGGACCCTCGTAACCCGCTCGGAATAGGACACTACGTCCTGTTTACCGTTGAGGTAACGGTCGGACGTCCGGGCTCCGGGCTGGAGGCAGACCGTGTATTCCCGGCTGCCGTCCGGCATGACCGTGGGGACGACGGAGGAGGCGTCGGGACGCACCGCCGGGCCCTCGAAGGACATCCCGGCGTCGGAGTACCTGACGTGCCGGGATGTGACCTGCCGCCAGGTGCGCCGGTGCGCGTCCACCGTCTCCCTGTCGAACCCCCGGGACGACTTCTCCCACCCGGCGTTCGTCCTCTCGGAGTACCCCTCCACGTTCGACGACGCCCGCTGGCCCGGGTAGGCCTTGCGGAAGTTGCCCCGCTTGCGCTCGTTGAGCCCGGGTATGCCCTCGAACTCCTTCATGGCAATGGCGTCCAGCGCCCGCTTGGCGTCCGACACGACCCATGCCAGGATGGCGATCTGCGAGTGCCCGCCCACGTAGGTCACGGGCACGCAGAGGCACTTCGACAGCTCCTCGGGCATCTGGACGTCGGTGGACTCGTAGGAGCTGTGCGTGCAGGGGAGGAGCCCGACCTCGCGGTACACGACCTTGGTGCGGAGGTCCTCGACGCTGCACACGTGCCTTTCCCAGTCCACGGACATGACCGTGCCGATGAAGACCCGGTACTCCTCCATGTCCCTGGTGTGCTGGGACATGGGATCCTTGTAGTTGGCGGTGACGCTTCCGGGTATCGGCATGCCTATCCATTACCCCCTTGGCCGAAGTTTTGCAGCAGGACCGGCGGGGCGGGGGCGGTGGGATTGCCGGTGGTCGCGGTGCCCTTGGTCCCCTGCAGTGCCTGGACGTTGGGGAGGGACCTTCCTCCCGTGACGAACACGCCGAGGCGGTCCGCCAGACTGGTCCCCTGCCCGCTTTTCGCCATGTCGGGCTGGGTGCTGTCCACCAGGCTCGTGTCGTCCCCCACGTCCCCCGGCTTGGGGGTCTGGAGCTCAATGACCGAGTCCATCTCTATCGAGTCGTACCCGATGCTCGATGTGCCGTTGGTGCTGCTGGCAAGGGAGGCATTGAGCGCGTTGCTCAGCTCCGTGCTCGCGTCGCCAGAGCTCGGCGAGACCAGCCCGGCGAACAGGAAGACGTTCACGCCCCGGACGCTCCCCGCCGCCTGCGGGTTAGCATTGGCGCGGAGCACTCCGAGCCGGGAATCGCTGATCGCCGTGTTGACGTCCAGCCACCTTCCCCACGGGAACGGGGTCACGACTTCGTATCCCTTCTCGTCCGTGTAGGGCTGGCAGGTCAGAACTTTGGTGCAGTAGGTCTTGGTTATCCCGTTCTGGAGCCAGTTCTCCTTGCGGAAGAACGGCTGGCCCACCTGGATGCTCGATCCTCCGTCGAGCTTTTGGTCTTCGGCAGTGGCCTTGTCATTCTGGACCCGGAAGCTCTTGGTCCTGGTGTCGAACCTCGTGGCCCATAGGGAGCCCAGCTTCTCCTTCCTGTGCATGAGGTACTCCCATTCCTCCTTGTCGAAGGGGGAGTTCGACGGCTGCGGGAGGGTGGCGGGGTTCCCGAGGAGCCGGACCGCAGGATCCGTGGACTGGGCCCCCGAGTCGCCGGTCGAGGAAGATTGGGAAACGGGGTTCAGCCAGCCCGGGCTCTGCCAGCTCGTGTTGTTGGCGGGCAATGACTTCAATGCTCCCGTTTCGTCGGTGGACGGCGGCACCGTCCACTGCATCACCAGGTTCCTTTGGCTGGAATAGGTGGTGATCTGCCTGTCGGTACCGTCGGACCCCTTTATGGTCTGGATGCCCGGCAAAAGGGGGCGCTTGCGGATGGTATCGAGCATTACCTGCATCGTGGCGGTCCCCCCCTGCTGGTACGAGATGCCGATGTTCTTGATGTATCCGTACATGTCCCTGTGGGGGATGTACATCGGGAACCCGAGCCGCAGTTCGGGACGCAGCGGGATGGACAGGTTGTAGGTGCGGTACCCACGGTTTGCCCGGTTGAGCTCGCTCACCGCATAGGTATACAGGCCGATTATGTCCCCGGCTTCGATGAAGGGCATCTGGCGGGCTGGCGTCTCTCGAAGGCCAAACTTGCAGAGCTTGGGGATGTCGATGTGCTCGACCACCGGGAGCAGGCCGTTGGACGGGGTCTGCAGTTGGAAATCGGCCATCCAGTTCGCCTCCAGGGACATGCGGGTGGCCGTCACCGCCGCCTCGTCCTCCGATTCCGACTCCGATATTATCTCGCTGAGGCTTACCACGAACGGGTTGGCCCCCTCCCGGATGTAGCTGGCGGCGCTGACGGCACCGGGGGTGCCGGAGCCGGTGGAACCGGGGGAGGAGGGCGGAGTGCCTATGTCGGTGACGTCCAGGTTGTAGAACGGGGGCTTGAATATGATGGCCCCATCGAGGTCCTGGTAGCCCTCGTACCCGAGCAGGTTGGCGAGCGTGCGAATCCTTTCCAGGCGCGACACTATCTTCCCGTCCAGGAGCGTTATCTGCCCCACTGCCATCTCGGGAAGGTACTTGCGCATGAGGTCGGCCTTGAAGAACTTGTCCGCCACGGCCTCGGACGGCGACATGTTGGGCGCGAGGGTATTCCTGGACGACCGCTTGTTGGGGGCCATGCCCTTGGCATCGTCCGGGGTATGGGTGAGCGTGTCCGGAAGGGTTGCCGCATCGTAGTCCGATGCGACGGCCTTGTTGAAGTCGTACCCAAGGATGCGGACGTCCCTCACTATGTTGGTTAGCGTCGTCTGCCACCTGTTGACGTACCCCGCCTGGACGGCGTCCGCCCAGTCGTTTTGGCCTTTGCTAAGGGACGCCTGCTGCACGGCATTGAGCTGGAAGCCCTCCGT